GGAGTAGGACGATGCATTATGCAAACGGCATTCCTATACTTAGTACAGGCATGCCGTGTAGCGCGTCATCGAGGACACTCTTGTAGATGTATCCTCGATCGCTTGCAAAGTGGATTTCCTCTGGATAACCCACTTTGTAAAACATTCCTGGTGGCTTTGCTACCAGGGCTGTTCTAAAGTCCTCAAGACTGAGTCTTGAGTCGCCTTTATAAATGAGATCCCAAAGTTTGGCGTACCTCATTTTAAGTCTTTCTGTATTGTATACAGTAGGACTTTCCTTTCCAAGGAGAATCTCCTTGAAAAGTATAGGACGAGAAAGCTTCTCCATGATGGAGTGCTCGTCGTACCATCCCTCCGAATAGATTCTATCCGCGAGGGATTGAGCGGATTCGATCCCAGTGGGGTCGAATTCCGCTTTAAGTTCATGCCACCTACAAGATGGCATGAACTTCTTAATGACGACCTCAAAATGAGATCGCATTGCCTGTAGGTCCGTCTCACTGAGACGGTACCCACGGTATGAGTAGTTACTTAGTAACTTACTCATTAATCCCTGATCATAAGGAAAATCCTCGTGATCAGTGATAAAAGTTTCCATCACCGACTTTGTCAGGGTGGGAACTTTATTGTATAACTCCTCGACTTCGTCGGGGAGATACAAATCTAATCCTCCCCAGTAACTGGGGAGCATTAAATGCCAGTACACTCCACTAGAGCGGTCTGGCATGAGAGAACCCATTCTTTGAAAGAATCGGTCTCTTACCATGTGCACCCACTTTGTGGGGAAATGGTCTCTGTTTAGCCATTTGAGGGTTCTACCCAGGGAAATTCCCTTTCCAATGGCTACATTTCTATCACTACTTACTTCGAAACTCTTAGTAAGCGGTGATAAAAGCCTAACCTTTATAGAGTCTATAAAAGGTGAGGCTTCATATGCCAGGGTGGAATCATTGATTCTCCTGACATCAAAGGGAGTCGACAACGCTTTGCGTATGTCAATTACCTTTTCACAGTATTTCACGACTTTATCGGAAATACCGTGTTTCCCACGTGAGAGAACTGAACCACATTTTATGTGATTCAGGGTTATACTCTTAAGATACTTGAGAGGACCAATGGCCAGATGGTCATCTCCTCCCACGTGGTATGTTCTCCACTTGGGGGAGTCATAGACCCTCCCAGGTGGAATACTTAAGTAGAGCCGCATTGCGGATTCCTCTACAAATAAGTTTAATAGTGAGAGAATCACCTTTGTAAGGGGTTCTCCCATCATAATCCCTCGGGTTTGTCTCTCTGAGACAAGCCCGTGGCCGATAAAACACCTGTTACTAGACACTAGTTCCAGGCATGTTGATATCAGGTTCGATCTGAGACCGACTCCTGATATGAATCCCGATAGAAGTTGGATTCCGACTTCTTTCGGTATATGATCGGTAGCCTCTTTGAGGTCCGATGATAGACATTTAAACCCTACTTTGTAGGATTTATTTGACATCAGGTGAAGGCATTGCCAAGCCTGATCAGTCTTCTGAAGACTACTCCTCACTGAGGGGTGGTTCTTCAGTATGTCCTTTAAAGCATGGGATAATCCCTGCTGTAGGACATTAAGCCAGAATGGACCAGTGGTCACAATTCGGGCTTTAAATCCGGGTTCTGGCACTGCTAGAACTCGGCATGGAATTGGTAGTCCGGTCTGTGACCAATCTCGATATTCGAGATATGCGACTACCATTATTTGCTTACCAATGGCCTCATCGAAGCCTTGGTAGTATAAGTTTTCGTTGTTGAAAACTTCACCGGTGATGACTTCACTGAAGTCAATATCCGGGTAATGTTGGTACGGAGTATCTCTGCACCAATATCTCCATCTAGGTTCCCCACTAGGGCAGTGCATACATCCAAAGGGTGTATCAACACTTTCATCCGAGCTCGGACGAAACCGTAGATGTTCAGAAAGGGAATCTCTGATTTCCTTTCCCCTACCTCCGTCTTTGACGGTCTGGTAGTAACTACCTGCACAACTCATTGAGATGTGCGGGTAGGTAATGACCTTTCCAAAGGAAAGGCATTTTTGACCAATGTTCCGGGATACCTGGAATATGTGGTTTAGGAAGCCAATATCCACTAGATAAGGCTCCTCTATAGAAGTGAAAAACTGGGTCACTGACTCAGTTTCCTTCTTTCTATCCCCCACAGGCATCTGCCGTGTGGAGGTTAAATGGGCAAACCCCTCTAAGAGAGATTTGTCCAGATCCCCGTCCAATATTCTTTGAATCTTGGGCCAAGGGAGTAAGACCGAGAAAGGATTTTCCCTTCCCGGTCTAACAAGCTGTTCTTCAAATGAAGCAGCTTGATTATAGAGGAAATCGCACAACGATTTCCAATATGAAACCACCTGCCCTAAATTATAGGGCCCGATGGTCAAGATCATCCGCACAATGTGTGTGATGATCTTTAACCCACTCTTCTCATAGAAAAGAGTGTGGTCAAAG